CTCAGGCCCTCGCGCGCCGCGTGACCCTAGTCCCGGGACTGGAGACGGACGTCGCAGCGGCGCTGGCCCGCCGTGTCGCCCTGGTCCCGGCCACCGAGGTCGACGCCGCCCAGCCGCTGGCGCGTACGGTGAGCATCCTGCCCGCCGTCGAGGTCGATACTGCGACCGGGCTGGCGCGTACGGTGGGCATCCTGTCCACCGTCGAGGTCGACGAGGCGATCACGCTCACCTTCACGCAGGGCGGGGGTGCCAGCCCGCAGTTCGTCACGCTCGTGCCGGCCACAGAGGCCGACACGGCCCAGCCGTTGCCCGTCATCGTCGGCATCCTGCCGGCGCTGGAGACCGACGTCGCTGTATCGCTGCTGGCCACCGGCGGCACCGCAGCCCTCAACCTCGTCCTCACCAGCGGGTTCCCGCACGCGGACACTGTCGACGGGCCGCTCGTGGTAGAGTCTATGGCTGTGGACCCGCAGATGCACTCCGGCTTCGTGCGCGACGGCGGCCCCGACGGCCCTGTCGTCATCACCACGCTCGCCAACGCGCAGCTCCCCGTGGCTCCCAGCCAGCCCGCCGGGCTGCTGCGCGACGCGCGCGGGTACCTCGTCGTGATCGAGGCCTAGTGGCCACTGAGGCGATCCTCTACGACCCGCTGCCGGTCTTCCTGCCGTTCCACGGCACGCAGTCGCGCGCAGCGGCGCTGATCGGCGGCTACGGCAGCGGCAAGAGCCGCGCGCTCGTCGCGGAAGCCCTCAAGCTCGGGCTGGCCCACCCCGGCTCCGAGCACCTCATCTCCCGCAAGACGATCCCGTCGCTGCGCGACACCACCGAGTCGGACTTCCTCGACCAGATCCCGGAGAAGTTCCTCCGCGAGTGCAAGATCCAGCGCGGCGGCGGACACGTCCAGACGCTGATCCTCCCGAACCACTCGAAGTACTACTTCAAGGGGCTCGACGACTGGAAGAAGATCAAGTCGCTGAACCTCATGGGCATCTTCGTCGACGAGGCCGACGAGATCGACGAGGAGACCTACGACGGCCTCATCACGCGCCTGCGCCAGAGCTCGCCGCGTCCCGCCGCCGCGCGCGCCGGCGCGCCGCGCATCCCGTTCAACGTCATCCGCCTGGCCTGCAACCCCGCCGGCAAGAACTGGATCTGGCGCCGCTTCGTCAAGGAGGCCAACCGGCAGAACGTCGGCTTCCTCAGCACAAGCCTCGACAACCCCTACAACCCGCGCGAGTACATCGAGTCGCTGCTGGCCTACCCCGACCCGTGGGTCCGCCGGTACGTGTTCTGCTCGTTCGACGACTTCGAGGGCACGATCTACCCGGCCTGGGACTGGGGCACGCACGTCATCGAGCCCTACGGCATCGGCAGCCTGGACCCCAACGGCTTCGTCTGGATGGGCATGGACCCCGGCACCGCGCACCCCACCGCCGGCGTGTGGGCCTACTGGGACCCGCGCATCAACCGCATGGTCGGCATCGCGGAGTACATCGCCGAGGGCGTCGACGTCTCGACCCACGCCGACGAGTGGCGCAAGATCGAGCGCCACGGGACACACAACCTCTCGCGCATGGCGTGGGCGATGAACGTGACCAAGCGCATCGCGGACCCGACGATCGCCACGCGCGACCGCGGATCCATGATGAGCCTCGAGCGCCAGTACGGACGCAAGGGCTTCCACTTCGAGCACGGCCCGCGGGAGATCCCCGCGCGCCTGCCGATGCTCGGCGAGCTCATCCACACCGGCCAGTTCGTCGTGACCAAGGAGCTCGAGCAGTCCTACTGGCAGATCAAGAACTACCGCTACGAGGACCTCTCGCCGGTGCAGCGCGAGAAGGGCGCCGAGGCCAAGCCGCTGAAGAAGGAGGTCGACCTCGTCGACGGCTGGCAGTACATCGCCAGTCGCCGGCTCCCGGACCCCAAGATCAAGCCCATCGACCCCGACGCCCAGGCCACCGGCCTGAACGCCGAGCTCGAGGGCCTGCGCGCGAAGGCCCAGCTCGCGCGCGAGGCCGGGCACGCCGCGGTCGCGGACGAGACCGAGGCAGCGGCGCAGGATCTCGAGGACCGCCTGCTCGGCACGGACCTGCGCGAGATCGCCGAGGCCGCCGCCAAGAAGGCGCGCGGCGAGCACAGGCACCCCAGGAGCGCGGCCACCCGCGGCTTCTGATACCCTGACAAGGACACCTAGGAGGACACATGGCCAAGAGCAAGCACCGCCGCATCCCGACCAACGGGGCCGAGCGGTACGTCGTTTCCGAGATCAACCCCAACGAGCACTGCGGAGGTCACTGTGCCTGCGGACGCAAGCCCCACGACCAGGGCGGCCCCTACATCGTCTTCCCCGGCGAAGTCATCGCCGATGGGAAGTTCCGCGTACGCCCGGTGGTGTGTGCGCCTTGCGCTAAGGCGGCTGTACTCGCCATCGAGCGCGGTGACGAGGTATCGGTTGTTGGCGCGGGATCCCTATCCGACGCCGACTTCGACGGCGGCGTCCCCGACCAGCCCGAGGACTATCTCCAGCTGAAGGCGCGGTACGAGTCCGAGGTCGCCGGCACGCCCCTCGCTCACATCCCCACGTTCGCGGACTGGCTCGCGGCGCGCGACTCCGAGGTCAGCAACCAGCCCGGCGCCGTCACGACCGGCATCGACCCGAACGCGACCAGCCTCGTGCAGGCGCGCGCGGACACCAGCCCGGTCGGTACCCGCGGCGATCGCACGCCGGTCGGGCGCACCGACGACCCAGCCGCGCAGCTCTCGAACCCCGACAACTGGGGCACCCCCGAGGATCCGAAGGTTCCGCCCGCGGTCGTCTCCGAGTAGGCCATGGGTCTCCTGGACAAGATCACCGGCAAGGACGAGGCGCTCCAGAAGCTGAGCGACCTCAAGCTGCAGGCCGCCCGCGCCCGCGCGGCGCCCGACGCCGAGTGCTGGCTGAACCTCTCGTTCTTCCACGGCCAGCAGTGGTCGGAGTGGGACGATGCCAGCCAGTCGGTACGCGAGATCCCCCGCGTCCTCGACAGGTCGAAGGGCATCGACGAGACGGACCTGCCGCGGCCGGTGTTCAACAAGATCCAGAGCTACATCTACACGGCCCAGGCCGAGACGCTGCAGGACAAGCCCAGCTTCGACGTCCTGCCCGCGAGCAACGACTACCAGGCACGCTCCGACCAGGCCGTGAGCAAGGGCGCGCTCGAGTGGGTCATGGAACCCAGCAACATCGACTGGGACAAGCAGCTCTCGCTCGCGACGCTCTGGGCGCTCATCGCGCCCTCGGGGTGGCTGAAGTGGATCTGGGACCCCGTCCTCGGCCGCCCCGACGCGATCCCCATCCCGTTCCCCGACCTCTACGTCGACCCGTTCGCGTCGCAGTTCAAGCGCGCGCGGTACGTGATCCACTCGATGTTCATGGACGCCTCCGAGGTCGAGGACCGGTACCCCAGCGTCAAGATCGAGAAGGGCGACATCGGCACCGCCGACGAGTTCAAGACCCAGCTGCTGCGGGACATGGGCTACGTCACCTCCGCTCAGGGCGTCACCGTCAACGAGCTCTGGATGCGGCCGACGCGCCAGCACCCGAAGGGCGTCTACGCCGCCTTCACCGGCCGCAAGCTGCTCGAGCTCAAGGACAAACTGCCCTACCCGCACCTCATCGCGGACGGCGGCCGCCTCCCGTTCAGCCAGCTCGGCTCGCTCGAGCGCACCGACTCGATGTACTACACCACGCCGGTGACGTCGCTGCGGCCGGCGCAGATGGTCTGGAACAAGTTCCTCGCGCAGCAGATGCTCATCGCGGACGCCTTCGCAAACCCGAAGTGGTGGATCCCGACGGAGCTCCAGCTCGAGGAGCTCCCGAACTCTAGCCCGCGGCAGATCCTCCGCGGTGAGGGTCCGGTCGGCGTCAAGCCGGAGATCATCGTCCCGCCGAACAGCCCCGACATGAGCTCACTGCTCGCGCAGTTCGAGCAGCAGATGATGCACGTCGTCGCCGTCCACGAGGTCAGCCAGGGCCAGGTGCCCGGGCGCGTCGAGGCGGCCAAGGCGATCGAGCTGCTGCAGTCCAGCGACAAGGGCCGCTACAAGCACCTCCTCGACACGATCGACTCCGCGCTGGCCGAGGGCGGCTGGCACATGCTCATGCTCATGCGCGAGTACATGCCCGAGGGCAAGATGATCCCGATCATCAGCCGCGAGGGCACGCAGGTCGTCAAGCAGTGGCGCAAGGGCGCCATGGATCCGGCCACCCGCGTGCGCACGGTGCGCATGAGCGGCCTC